GGCGCGGGTAGTGTTAACGCAACATTCAAAGGAATTATTGTACCATAGTAAGAGAGCATACCACTTGCTACCAAGGCTGTACCATTAATTGATGTATTTATTTGTATCCAAGAACCGTTAGGGTCACCCAAAAAAGTTCCACTAGTGTTATTTGTATTTCTCATGTGTGGTTAAACCCCCATTACTTTATTTTATTGTTCGTAACCAGCTATAAAATAAGTTACAGTTGTACTGGTTGTAGTAAGTGCCGCTTGTGCTGTAACTGGTGTTCCACCAGCAACACTTGGCTCTGTTCCAATATTAGCCATTGAAAAAGGTGAAGTGTTCAAAGAATGTCCAATTATTACAGGTGCGGTATTTAAAGCCGCGGAAGCATTTACTGAAACTTGTGAAGGATAAACCGCGTTATTACAAAAAGATACATCTGATATATAAAAAGTTTTACCAGCTGTTACAGTGTATAATGTAGCCGCAACCGTTAATGTTGTGCTTGTAGTTATTGTTCCTGTGAAAGTTTTCATTGTTTGATATGCCGCTTTTGGCACATTTGTTATCCCAATAGGTTCTTGTTGTATTCCAGTTTGTCCACCTATTACTACAGCATTTAAAGGGTTTGTTGGTACTCCTAGAATGTTTCCGTTCATATCATTAATTGTCATAGGCATTATAATATCACTCCTTTATTTTTTGTTATTTGACTTGTCTGCCTTAACTTCTTCTTGCATAAAAGCTAAATGGAGCTCCACATCACTCGCAAGTTCCTCTCTAACCTGCGACGGTGTACAACTCCATTTTTGACATAATTGATATATATTCCATTCTGCATAATTTACATGTTTCGCGGCTGGTCTATTTTTTAAAACATTGCCAACAGCGATTAAGAGTTTTTTATTTCTGGATCTTCTTTCTTAGGAGTTATTTTTTCTTGAATTGCCATTACAATATCTCCTGGTATCTTTTCTAGGACATCTGGGTCATCAAATTCAATAGGTGTTTCATCTATTTTACTTAGTAAATTCCAACTTGTAACAAATGACAAAGCATATTTAGCCAACATAGCAAAATTTTCCTTTGTCATTACCATTTTGCCATTGGCATCAATTGCATCCTTACTTGTAATAGCAGGCTCCATTCTTTCATTATAAGTTAGCATTTTAGGATTTTTTATTTCTACAAAAAAGGGTGTGCCATCGTTATCTCCTAATTCCTCAAAATCTAATCTTATTATAGGTCTAGTCTTATATCCCATTTTTTATCATCCTTTCGATATTTAATATTAATAACTTGCTATTGAGTTTGAAAGCTTTATTAAACCAGGACCAGCATCTGTGGTGTTATCACAACCTTCATAGACGATTTCTCCCTGCATTACATCTTTCCCCGTTACTGTGTCTGCGGTAAACGCACATTGAGACATCTGGAAAGTTATAATCTTTGTACCTTGTACACCTGTCAAAACTACTGCTGGCTGAGTATTGGTTAAGTATGCTGTAAGTTCTGAATCATCCAGTTTATCAAAAGTAATTTTACCAGACATACTTAAAGTTGTTGCTACTATGGCAGTTGGTGCTTGCGTATTGTTAGCAGCATGTTGAACATATATTTTATCTCTTTTAATATCTACATCAAATCCTATGACATTCAGTTTAGGTGAACCACCGATAGTTGCTGTAAATGCCCAGGTCATAAATGGTGTAGTTGCTGTTGTTGCTGGTGTTCCTGTAGTTACTATTGTAGAAGGACAACCATCAACTTTATAAGTATAAGCAAGTGCTGCATCTTGTGCCCAAGTAAAGTCCATTTCTTCTGCTACGCTTCCTGCATATTGTCTTTCACTCGTTCCATCATAATAAGATACTGTAACGCTTGGAGGCTGAGATGTTCTTGCTAGTTTAAATGTATGTGCATAAGGTGAAGCTGAACCTACTACTGTGTCTTGTCCCAACATTGAAAGTAACATTAATCCAATAGAATCAGGAAAAGTATCACCATCAATTTCAACTGTGGACTGAATGGTACCAGGATATTGATTGTAAGTTTTAGCAAGTGCTCCTCTCATGCCTGAATCTGCTACATAAGTTATTGTATCTAAAGGTTTTACGTCACTAAATGGTATATAGTATAGTGGTACAACTGGTATACCCCAAGTTAATTCTTTTGCTAATCCAACCCACGTTAATGCATAAGGTGTAAGTGGCATAATTAGTCAACTCCTTTTATTTCTTCAGATTTTAATTCTTCTATTTTTGCTTCTTCTGCCTTTATCTCTTCAGCTATTTTATCTTCTACTGGTGCTGGTATTATTGGTACTATTGGTGTATCTATAACTTTTTTAATAAAACTATTATTAATTTCCACGTTACTTTCAAATATATCACCTTTTTTAATATTCCTTAAGCCGACAGTTGGAAGATCTATTGCCAATTCTCCTGTATATTCATATTTCATCTATATCACTCCTTTAAGCATGATAAATAACTTGTGCCATTTCCACTACTCTTAGTGTAAATTTAATTCCTAAGTACGGTACATCTGCAACAACCAAGACACCATATTCATAATCAATAACTCCACTGGTTACGCAATTGCCACCCAGTGTTATATTTTGGTCAAATGTATTTATCACAGTGTCTAAAAATGGTTTTAGTAAACGATCTGCACTCGCTAAATCTCCACCTTTTTGTACATATAAATCCATGTGAAGGTCATGAGTAACAGTTCGCACCATTCCTTTCCTTGGCCATTCCAGATTACCCTTTGCAGGATAAGTTACAAAGCAAGGAAGGTTTCCTAGGCTTGTTGGCATATCTGTATATGCTTGATTTATTCCAGCAATAGTATTTTGAACCACTACAGCACCGCTAATTATTGCATCTACCATTTAATCCCCTCCTATTGCTTCATCAATCATTGTTTGAAATATTTGATTAATATTTTCTTGATTATCTAATAATGCTGGTTCCATAAATGGCCTTGCTTTCATACCTTTTACAGACTTAGCTCTATACCAACCATTAGAACCTTTCCATTGTAAAAAAGGTTTTGTTTTAGGAACTATTGGTGTGTTTAAAGGTCCATATATTCCTGTTCCATTATTTACAAAAGCACCATAGTTAGCAACTTCAGCATCTTGTATAACAGTTCCCATAAATGAAGCGACTTCACTTCGGATTGATCGCTTAAGGGTTCCAAATTTTCTAGGCGCATATCCTATGGCTGCTTTGTTTACTAAAATAGTACTATCTTTTGTTGCTTGTTTCATTCCAGCTTCTATTTTTTCAGGTACAGCAATTATGTTATCAGGGATAGTTAGTTTAATAACAAAACTCACTCTACCCACCTTGTATATGCTGTTACAACAGCGTTTACATCAGAAGGCATAGCTTTTTTATAAGTCATTATTCCACCATCTACAGTTCCAATTACATCACTATAGCCTGAATCTTTCTCTTTATAAAATCTTGCTGCCATTACAGTTACTGCTTGAACTATGTCCTGGGGTATAGGGTTAAAACCACCCATATAAGTTACTGTCATCATGCCTCTTTTAACTGTATAGTTATTTGATGGCATAACATCAAAGAAAAAATCATCTATAATCCAACCTTGTGACAATATCATAGCATCCACGGTGTCCATTGGAGTTTGTTGAAACATAGCACTTGATATATCAGCAATAACTACCATAGGCTTAGATAATGGAACACTAATATAACCGTTACTATTTATAACAGCTTCTTTAGTTTC